CGAAGGACGAGCGGCAAGCAGAGAACGCAAGGCGCGCTGACAAACGTCGCAAGGAGACGCAGGCAGCAGAGGACAACGTCGGAGCGACGGCACGAAAGGGCAAGGCTAGTCGGATCATGGGCGAGCAGTTTGCGGACCTGCTCAAAGAGGTCGAAGGTGCCACGTCAATCGACCAGCTGCGCGATCTTTACGGGCAGTTTGACGCACTCAACTCCAACGGCAGGCTCACGAGTTCGCAGGCAGACACGCTCGACAACGCATTGACAGACGCACAGGAGCGGATTAGCAAGGCGACTGGCTCTATGGGCGCGTCGCCAAGCGAGAAGGCAGCGACGGCTGGTGCCGGTGCCGCTGGTGCTGAATCTGCCGTGAGCATGGGCTCCGTCGCCGGCACGTTCTCGTCAACCAATCTCGGGCAGATATTTGGCGGCTCGTCGCTCGCTGAACGCACGGCGAAGGCGGCGGAAGAAACGGCTAAGAACACCCGCAAGATTGACGACGGCGGAAAGGTGGCGGCGTAATGGCACTTACTTGGGTAGAAGACGGCGACTCACGTCAGGCGACGATTGTGCGGCGTGGCAAGAAGGCGACGTCGTCATACACGAAGAGCTACAAGGTTTTCGGCACCGCAGACGACACTGTGCTGCACGCTGACATCAACCAGCAGATCAGTAGCGGCGGCTACGGCTGGCAGTATCCCGGCGTCGCCGATGCTCAACTGTGGGTGGAGCAATACAGCGTCGCGTACCTCGGCGACAATGCGTGGCAAGTTACGATCAACTACGAGAAGGCTGGGGCAGAGCCTTCGACGTCTGACCCGCTGAAGCGTGCCCGCAGTTTTGATACCACAGGCGGCACGCAGCACATCACGCAAGCGTGCTCGGTCGGCTCTGGCGGCACGCTCGACTTCGAGAAGCGCTACCCGTCGTCTGCCACGAATATGTCAGGTGCTATCGGCGTCGATTCAAACGGCGTCAACGGCGTTGACATTGTCGTGCCGCAGCTTCAGTGGCAGGAAAGCTACGACGTGCCAAATGCGTACGTGACGGCTGCGTATGTGCGTGGCATGGCTGGGATTACCGGCACGACGAACAACGCCACGTTTCGTGGGTTTGACGCTGGCGAGGTTCTTTTCCTCGGTTGCAGCGGCTCGCAGGAATGGGACGACCAGAAGGGGAAAGGCCCGTGGTCGCTGTCGTATCGTTTCGTAGCGTCAAAGAACGTGACAGGGCAGACCATCGGCAGCATCAGCGGCGTTGAGAAAAAAGGGCACGAGTACCTGTGGGTGCGGTATGAGGACTCTGTGTCTGGTTCTTCGCTAATCAAGCAACCGAAAGCCGTCTACGTTTCCAAGGTCTACAAAGACTCTGACTTCTCGCTGCTTGGGCTTGGCACGGGGTATGTCTGATGTCACGCCCAGACGGACGCATTGAGCAAGGCCAGCCGCTACGCGGTGCCATATCGGCACGGGCGTGGAATCGGGCGCAGGACGCCGCTGACTTGGTGCTCGGTGCCAATCCCGGCACAGAAGGCGTCCCTGGCTCGCCTGTGCTGAAGCCGTACACATGGGCGTACTGCCGTCCGTCTGTGACCGTCGCCCGCTGGGGCGTGCTGGCAATAACTGGCGTGGCTATCACGCCTACGTCGTCGTCAGGCGGTGCTACAGCGTCCTTCGAGGAAATGCCGGTTCTGACGGGTGGCACGCCGTCTGCGACAACGACGGCCTGGTGCGTGGCAGTAGAGCCGATTGCGGCGAACGCTGTTGGAAGGGTGGCTGTGGGTGGCGTCGTGCAGTGCAAGGTCGATGTGACGAGTGCTGACGACAAGTTCGTTGCGTGCAAGGCATCGACGTCAGAACTGAAAACCGGCACGACGGGCGAGGGGCTTGTTCTCTGGAAGGACAGCGGCACGGGAAGTGGCAAGTGGGCACTCGTGCGGCTGGCTGGCGGCGGCGGTGCTGCTGGCGGCATCGTCCGTGGGACGTTTACAGCACCGTGGGCCAAGGGTTCCACGAAGACAGTCGCCGATGCCGTGACGAGCGGCACGACATACTCGGACGTCAGGAACTACTTTGCCGCAGTGGGCGGCACCGGCAGCAAGGCTTGTGCCATCACTTATGTTGGCACCGAGTGGATTCTCATCGCTGCGGAGTGCTGACCTATGGTGATGCTTGGTGCGGAGTGCTCAGAGTGCTGCGGTGGGTGGTATTGCTGCGCTGACAAGGCGTGCTTGGCAAAGCCCTCGTCCGTGACGCTGTCAGTCGTGGCGGAGGATTTCTACGCACAATACTCAGCCACCGATAATTTCTACGGGGCATACCAATCGAGTGCCTGTTTTTTTGGGTCTGCAATAAACGGAACCCATGCGCTTACGGCAATCACGCCATCAGGAGGATATTCAAGCGCGTGGCAAAAGACGTTTTCCGCTGCGCCGGGCGGTTGCTCGCCATCAGTATTTACGCTGATGCTGGCAGCGAATAGCAGTATTGCGTTTGATTTCTATTACACGTTCACAGGCCCGCTTTTCTTTTGGGCATCAGAGTCGGTGGTAAAAACAAAAAGCCAAATGTCGTGCGGCATGGCGACTACTGGAACAGAGCAGGCCTACTTCAGAACCTCTCCATTGAACGCTGTGGCATCTTGGTCGCCTTGTACGGAATTGCCATTCACCCACGTCCAGACCCGCAATATTGAAGCAGTAAGGCCGCTGATTGCGTCAAGGAACTTCGACGCCGGATATTCGACTTCAGTCACCGCAGTGAACCAGCGCACGGGAAGTGATGCTGTGACTATTACCGTTACGCTGAACCAATAAAAGCCATGCCCTGCTACCAATCCACCACGCTGCCGAGCGGCGTCACGACCGCAGGCCGAGCGTCCCACAAGACCGAAGCCGAGTGCAACGAAGCCTGCCGCGAGGGCGCGTGCTGCGAGGGCACCACATGCACGGTCAAGCCAGCGTGTCAGTGCAAGTGCGCCAGCGGCTCGTGCTGCGGGCCGGATACGTTCACAAACTCTAATGGCGAAACAGGCCCGCGATGCAGAAACGAGAGCGAGTCTGCCTGTGCGGCTAGAGGCGGTACATGGAGGTGCGGCGTTTTCTGCGTTGGCCTGCAAGGCGACCCGTTCGCAGGCCAGCCACTTGGGAGTGGCATCTGCACGTCGCTGGCTGGCTCACCGTCAACGCCAGTGTTCAAGGGCGTGGGGACGACGTGTGCGGATGGGGCGTGCGAATGTAAGTGTGGTTGTTCCGCAAGCGGCGCCGCCCCCCCGGATCACATCTACGCCACAATTTCCGGCGGCACAATGTGGGACGGCACCTATGTATTGGACCGTATGGCCGGTGGTACAGCTACTTCGCCACAGGATTGTTTTCGGAAAGCGGGGTTGAATTACGCGGCGTTCGGCAGTGGGTTTTGGCCGCAGTTGACGGGGTCACAGTGCTGTTGCAGCTATTCGACGCTAATCGCAAAGCGGCCAGGGTGTGAATCATTTAGTCCGCCAGTTGGGGACCAACCGTGGTTTTTGGATAACTCCGCAGGCGGCTTTATTTTTGCCGCCCCCGGTGGGTCATGGGTTACGCTTCCGTACTCGCTAAGGGAACAGGGCGGCGCTTCGTGTTGTTTTTCTGTCTTCGGAAATAGCTTGGCGGGCGGGTCACTTCCTGGTCTTTCTTCCGGCGGCGGGTATTGCTCCCCAAGTTGGTCTTCATCGGCTGGAACGCAATGGGCGACGGCAGTTCAAATGGAAATATTCAACAACATTCCATGCCGAAGAACGGGAGGGTTTGGTTATGACGGGCCGATGCCGGTGGTAGTGTTACATGCCTAGCTACTGCAATTTCCAAAACAACGAACAGACTTGTGTTGTCTGCGGATTTCGCAGCCGCCACGCCAACGCTATCCGGTTTTGCCGGAAACAGGGGGACGCACCAGCACTAGCCACCCAATCGCCCGACCACGGCCCCGGCACCGAGCTTTCCCGCCTCTTGAAGCGATTCGGCATTGAGCCAACGCCAACCTGTGCCTGCCGCGCCAAGGCAGCGCAGATGGACGCATGGGGGCCAGACGAGTGCAGCAAGCCAGAACGCATTGACGAGGTGGTGAAGGTCATGCGCGAGGAAGCCGAGGCTCGCGGCCTGCCGTTCCTCGACGTGGCTGGGCGGATGCTCGTGCGGCGGGCTATCAGCAACGCACGCCGGAACGCTTGACAGTGCTGCCACCCTAGTGGCATGGGACGCACCAAGCCACAGCCGAAGACCGAGGCGGTGATCCTGCCACCCGAGTTGGACGACGACGAGGAGCACGCTGGTGGCGGCATCCCAGACGAGGACGGGTGGGTGCATCTCAAAGGGAAGGAGCCCCAGCGTGAAGACGAAACGCCCAAGCGTCGCCGCCCTGGCCGACGCCGTGCGTGAGCGTGTGCGTGGCGTCAAGCCCGGCCCAAAGCCGTGGCTGGAGCGTCTGCCGCCTGACGTGCAAGAGCAGCTGCTCGACGTTCGACGCCGATTTCAGTCTGGCGATTACGGGGCTGCATCTGCACGCGAGATCGGTCAACTGGTAGCCGAGACTGCCGCAGAGCGGAAGTGGCTCGTCGCAGGATGGAAGGAGATTTCCCTATGGCTGCGAAGATAGGCGACGCAATCAAAGCCAAGGTGCCGCCGGCCAAGCGGGCCGACGCCGAAGAGGTGACGCAGTCGCAATCCGGCGACGTGCTAGAGGCACGCTCCACCAGCAAGCGAATCAAGACGGTTGAGGACTTGCTGCGTCACATTGAGGCGGACATGAGCCGCTTCGAGATTGCTGCCAGTGAGGCAACCACGTGGGAGTGTGGTGACGGAGAAGGCGGCAGCATTGAACTGCATCGTGTGTTTGTGAGGCTCAAGCCGAAGGGCGGGCCGACGACACGCGAGGTGGTGCAGGCGATGATTGACGCCGCAAAGAAGGACATCCGCAAGCCATTGACCAAATCTGTCAAGGCACCGAAGCGTGACGGTCTGTGGCAGGTGCTTGTCGTTGCAGATACGCACTTCGGCAAATACTGCTGGGACAAAACAACCGGCGGCGGCGACTACGACTTGGACATTGCCGCTCGGCTTGTCGGCGACGCTGCGGGCGAACTGCTGGCAGTCGGCAACGACAACAAGCCAGCCAGACGCACGGTCGCCTTCTTGGGAGACCTGTTCCATTATGACACGCCTGCCGGAACGACAACCGGAGGCACGCCGCTAGAGCGTGACGGACGGCTTCAGAAGATGATCGAAGTCGGCTGCGACACGCTGCTGTCTCTGGTTCAGCAATCCGCCGAGACTGTGCCGACAGACGTTGTGATCGTCAATGGAAACCACGACGAAGTTCTGACGTGGACTTTTCAG